CTTTGCCGGCGATTTCCGTGTGCACGCGGCGCGCGCGGCCGCGGCCGGCGCCGGTATCCTGGCGTTCCCGCCGACTTACAAAAACGGCTACGAGCGCATCTACAAATTTCTCGGCGACAATGTCGAGTGGGCGCAGCCGCCCTATGACATCTGGGACCCGGCCGAGCTCGAAGAATGGTTGCGCGGCATCGACGACGCGGGTCAGCGCTATTGCGTGCTCGCCGATCGATTGCTCCCCAGCTTTACGCCGGCGATCCGCTACGACAATGCGAGCGGGCGCAAGACGGTGTGGGGCTATACCGACCAGAGCGGCTCGTCATTGCGTGGCAAGTCGGCCGCGGAAGTGCCGTTTCAGTATCGCGCGGTGCAGCCGGCGCGCCTCGGCCCGAAGACCCAGGTCAGCCTCGTGCAGGTCGAGGCGGGCCACATGACGTTTCTCAAGAACCAATATCTCGCGCGCGGCATCAAGCACGTACCGGGGATGCTTAATTTTCTCGTCATGCTCGGTGACGAGCTCGCCGGCGGCTTCATCTATTCGCGCTCGCGCATGAACCCGGAGACCGAGCTCTACCTGCTCTCGGACTTTTCGATCGTGCGTGAGGGCCGCATCGCCAAACTGGTGGCGTTGCTCGCGACCTCGCGGCTGGCTGTGGACGTGGCGCGCAAGCGCTTTATGTCGCCGCTCGACGAGATCTGGACCACTGTTTTCACCGACAAGCCGGTCAGCATGAAATATCGCGGTGTCTTCGAATTGAAGGCCCGCAAGCCCGGCTTTCTCCAATACATGTCACCGATCAGGAATGAGACCCCGAATGAGCTCTACCGAGAATGGTTCAAGCGCTACGGTAGGAGTGCCCAAGCTCGAAACGCGGGTCAGAAAGGTGCCGATCAGCCGGCTCGAGAGGCTGCCTGAAAACCCGCGCTACATGACGTCGCTGCAGTTCGAGCGGCTGACCCAGAACATCAAGCGCGACGGGGCACTGACCAGCCTGCCGCTGGTCTACGATCTGATTGGCGACGATAGTGGGCCGCTGCTGGTGCTGTCGGGCAACCACCGGGTCGACGCGGCTGAAGCCGCCGGACTGACCGAGATCGACGTGGTCGAGATCATCACCCGGATCGATGATGACCGGCGCCGAGCGATCGCGCTGTCGCACAATGCGATTGTCGGCCAGGACGATCCGAACCGCCTGCGCGCGTTTTACGAAAGCCTGTCGCTGGCGCTCAAAGAATATACCGGTCTGACCGAGGACAGCTTCAAGGTGCCGACCCTCGACATCGCCGCACTCAGCGTGCGGCCGCCGCTGTTTGAGCAGATGGTGGTCGACTTCCTGCCGCAGAGCGCAGAGATCTTTCGCGAGGCGCTGAAGCGCATCAAAGCCGGCACGGTCCCGCCGACTGTGCTGGTCGGACGCTTCGAGGACTTCGACGCGTTCTTCGAGGCGACGATGCGCACCAAGAAACAGACCAATGTCCACAATGCCGCAATGGCGCTGCGCATGATGGCCGAACTGGCGATCGAGCGGCTCGACCAGATCGAGGGCGCGGGTGACCGAGAAGTTTAAGCTCGAGCACGTCAAGGACGCACTGCGCGCGTCCGGCGGCATCGTCATTGGTGCGGCCAATAAGCTCGAGCAGGCCTATGGCTCATGTGCACCCGCGACGGTGCGCAATTACATCAGGCGTCACCCCTCGCTCCAACGCTTTCGCGACGAGATCGTCGAGGACACGCTCGATCTGGCGGAGACCGCGCTGATCAAGGGCATCGCTGCCGACAACATGACAGCGGTCATCTTCTACTTGAAGACCAAAGGCAGAGAGCGCGGCTATGTCGAACGCGTGGGCTATGTCGACAAGGACAACCAGCCTGCCAATCCCGCCGATGCGCAACACCAATATGTCGTAGTGCTTCCAGACAATGGCCGGGAGTATAGTGACGCTGACGACGAGCTCACCGAAGCCGACGCCGACGATACCGGCTAACGCGATCCAGCTGAAGCCGCAGCCCGGGCCGCAGACCACATTCATCACGAGCAAGGCTGACATCGCGATCTATGGCGGCGCTGCCGGCGCCGGCAAGACCTATGGGCTGTTGCTCGAGGCCGCACGGTACTTGCCGCGCACACCGGCGTTTGATGCGGTGCTGTTCCGCCGCACGACCCCACAAATCACCAACCCTGGTGCGGTGTGGGACGAAGGGCTGCGCTTTTTTACGAAGATCGGCGGCGAGCCGCGCACGGGGCACCACGAGTTCCTCTGGGCGGGTGGCGGCAAGCTGCGCATGGCGCACTTGGTCGCCGAGCTCACTGTGCTCGACTGGCACGGTTCACAACTGGCACTGATCCTGTTCGACGAGCTGACGCAGTTCACCGCGTATCAGTTCTGGTACATGCTCAGCCGCAACCGGTCGACCTGCGGGGTCCGGCCCTATGTGCGGGCCACCTGCAATCCCGACCCGGACTGTTTTGTCGCCGAGCTGATTGCCTGGTGGATCGATCAGGAGACCGGTTACCCGATCCCCGAGCGGGCCGGCGTGCTGCGCTATTTCGTTCGCCTTGGCGACAAGATCATTTGGGATGACCGGCCGGGGCCGCTGCGCCAATACCTGCCAAAGCTGGAGGACCTGCCGCCCGGCGTCGATCGGCCGCGCATCAAGTCGCTGACCTTTATTCCGGGCAGGCTGTACGACAACGCCGCGCTGATGCGCAAGGACCCGGATTACCTCGCCAATCTGTTGGCGATGCCGGTCGTCGAGCGCGAGCGCCTATTGGGGGGCAACTGGAAGATCCGGCCGGCTGCAGGCCTCTATTTCAAGCGCGGCTGGTGCGAGATGGTCGACGCCTTCCCGGCGTTGCGCGACACCGTGCGCTATTGGGATCTGGCGGCGACCGAGAAGACCCCGGACAACGACCCGGACTGGACCGTCGGCGTCAAGCTCGGCCGCGACGAGTTTGGCGGGCTCTATGTGCTCGACGTGATCCGCGAACGGGTCGGCCCGTTCGAGGTCGAGCAGCTGTTAAAGAACACGGCGAGCCAGGACGGCAAGACCTGCAAGATCGGCTGGGGCAAGGACCCGGGCCAGGCCGGCAAGGCGCAGACTCTCAATTACGTGCGCATGCTGGCCGGCTATTGGGTCATGCCCGAGGCCGAGACCGGCGACAAGGTAACCCGCTTTGGGCCCGCCTCGGCACAGTGCCGTGCCGGCAACGTCAAGATTCTGCGCGGCCCGTGGAACGAGGACTTCTTCCGCGCGCTCGAGGGCTTCCCGGACCTGATGCACGACGATGATGTCGACGCGTTCGCCGGTGCCGTCGAGCTGATGCACGCGCAAGCGCCGGGCATGAACATCTACGAGCTGTATCGGCAACAGGCGGCAGAAGCGGCGGCGGCAGAAGAAGCCAAGCGCGCTGCTCAACCCAAGCCGACGCCGCAGCCGGGATCGGTGGAGTGGTTTCAGATGATCAACAGCCGCAATACCGAGTGACCTGACATGCCGCGCGGTGGAACCCAAACCTCACTCGTCGGGATGGTCAATACGCTGATGGCGCCGTTCCGCGGCCGTCAGCCCGGCAGAGGCGCGCCGGTCTACAGCTATGCCACCACGCCTAATGGACGGACCCCGGACATCACCCAGTTTGCGCCGGTTTTCCAGCCATCGGGCGGGCTCTTTGCACCGGGTTATCCACTGGTGCCGCCCGATTACGAGCGCACCCGCCGCTACAACTTTCCGGTGGGCATCAACTACATTTATACACCACGCTCGTTTGAGCCGATCGGCTTTGCCGAGCTCAAGGCACTGTCCAATGACGACATCACGCGGCTGTGCATCGAGACCCGCAAGGACCAGATCGAAAAGCTCGGCTGGACGATCAAGCCGCGCGACGAGGACGGCCCAAAGAAGTCCGGCACCGACAAGCGCATCCAGCAGCTGACCGAGTTCTGGCAATACCCCGACGGGATCACGCCATTTGCGACGTGGTTGCGCCAATTGATGGATCAGGTGCTGGTCATCGACGCGCCGGCGATCGAACCACGGCGCAATCGCGGTGGCGACGTCATCGGGCTCGACATCATCGACGGGTCGACGATCAAGGTGCTGATCGACGACACCGGGCGCCGCCCGCGGCCGCCGGCTCCGGCTTTTGAGCAGATCATTCACGGTCGGCCATGGGTATTGCTCGAGGACGGCACCCGCGCCAACACCGAGGAAGGCGAGATCGTTGACCAGTTCACCGATCAGGAGCTGATCTATTTCCCGCGCAATCAGCGCGCCGACCACCTCTACGGCTTCTCGCCGGTCGAGCAGATCGTGCTGACGATCAACACCTCGATCCGCCGCGGCGTGATGCAGCTGCAGCACTTCACGCAGGGCAATGTGCCGCCCGGTCTGGTCAATGCGCCGACGGGCTGGACACCCGAGCAGATCGCACAGTTTCAGGACTGGTTTGACGGCAAGCTCGCCGGCAACACGGGCGAGCGCACCAAGCTCCTATGGGGACCCGAGGGCGCCAAATACCAGTCGATCAAGGAAGCGCCGCTCAAAGACGATTTCGACGAGTGGCGGGCCCGGGTGATTTGCTTCGCCTTTAGCCTGCCGCCGACCGCCTTCACCAAGCAGGTCAACCGCAACACCGCCGAGAGCGCGCAGGAAGCGGCACTCGAGGAGGGCCTGGCGCCGCTGATGGGCTGGGTCAAAAGGCTGGTCGACGGCATCATCCAGCGCCGCATGGGCCACCCGGACCTCGAATTCTCCTGGTCGGACATCGCTCCGGTCGACCCGAAAGACCAAGCCGACATGCTGGTCGAGCTGGTCGGCGCCGGGCTGGAGACCTTGAACGAAGCGCGCGACCTCTTGGGCCTCGACCCCATCGAGGGCGGCGACGAGATCATGTTCAAGACCGGCACCGGTCCGGTCACCCTCGACAGCATCCTCAACCCGCCCGAGCCGCCGCCGGTCGTGGTGCCGGCTGGTGCGGGTGTAGTCGCGCGAAATCGACCGCCAGCCGCCGGCGGAAAATCGCCGCCGTCGAAAAACGGCGCACGGCCGTCGAAGAACGGCACAAAACCGCCGGCAGGCGGCAAAAAGCAGCCGACGACGGCAAAACCGGAGAAGCCCGAGGGCGGCGCCGAGGCCGGCGGGAAGGCGAAACCGGGCAAGGGCGGGGTAGGC